CACCAGCGAGGGGCAGCGGCGCAAGGTCTGGGCGCTCATGTATCGGCTGCAGGATGCCAGCCCCAGCAAGGCCCCGCTCGGTGACAGGCTGTGCGCCATCATCAAGAAGGAACTGGGCATGGATGCCTTCCCGAAAGACCCCTTCGCGTGGATCAGCTACAAGGACGGCAACAAGCTGGTCGAGGTTTTGAAGGGCTACGTCAAGACCGCGCAGAAGAGCCGGGGTGATGCCGATGGATGAGTGGGAAATCCACCCCGACGATCTTTCCCCCGCCCAGCGGGAGGTGGCCGACCTCATCGGCTTTGAGAACTATTTGAAGCTGATCGACGTGTACGCTGCCGAGACGATCTACATACCGAAGCGCGACAGTTTTGAGCGGATCGCCCGCAATCAGCGCATCGTGGAGGAATACAACGGCGACAATCTGAAAGCCCTTGCCAAGAAGTACAACTTGACAACGGTGACGGTGCGGGCCATCGTGGACGAAAAGCACCGGGAAATCCGGGCAAGGCCCCTTGATGGGCAAATGAGTTTTTTCCCGCCAGAACGTAAAGTAAAATATTAAAATGCTTAATCTGGCCCATTTTGCGAATCGTGAGTATCATTGGTTATAGAAACCGGTGATACTCACGATTTTTTAGTTTAGGGGTACGGAACATGGAATTTGATGCGGGGACGTGGTGGCTGATCGGAGTCCTGCTGACGTTCTTGATTGGGGCGTTGGGCTGGATGGTAAAACGCAGTCTTGACAAAATCGAGCGGAAACTTGACAGTGCGGCAACTAAGGCCGAACTTGAAAAAGAGGTCGGCGAGTGCAAACAGCAAATTGCGGAAATTCAGCACACCTACACGACCAGAAGCCAGCACCAGCAGGACTGGACTGAATGCCACAACGACATCAAGTCCATCCAGCGAAACTTTCTGACAAAGGAAGACTACTTCCGGGAGCAGGCAAAAACCGAAAAGAAGCTCGACCAGATATTGAACCTCTTGATGAAAGGACGACTCTCCGATGAATGAAAAAGAAATGCTGATGAAGCAGCTGCGTGCTAACGCCTTTCCGCACAATAACGGCAAGGTCATGCAGGCCATCAACATCATCCGGCACAGCTACAACCGCTTGACCGATGTACAGCAGGCGGCGCAGATTTGGGGCGTCAGCCAAGATGACTTCCTCGACTGCATCAATTATCTGGCGATGGCAAAGTACATCCAGCTGCGCACGATTGCGGACAAAATCCTTGTTCCCGACTTTGCAGACATCGGCTGGGATTTGCTGGAAGCCAAACTCACCGCCGAGGGAATCAGCGTTCTGTGTCACAAAACCAAGGACGAAATGATCGAGGTGTGATATGAGCAGTTGGCCGTTAAATGGCAAAAAGGGCGGCAACCGCAAGCACAGCAAGATCGACACCCTGCCCCCGGAGATGAAAGCCACCGTGGAAGAGATGATAATGGATGGCAGTGCCACCTACTCCGACATCGTGACCTATCTGGAGCAGCAGGGGTACAGTCTTTCCGTTTCCAGCGTCTGCCGCTATGCACAGGGGTATGTGGAGAACCTGCAAACCTTACAGATCGCACAGGCCAACTTCCGCAATATGCTGGACGAATTGGAGCGGTATCCCGATTTGGACACCACCGAGGCGCTTGTGCGTGTTGCAAGCCAAAACCTTATGACCGCGCTGACCTCTAAAAAAGATGAGGATTGGAGCGCGGTCAGCGTCGATAAACTTATGAATCAGATCAGCGGTCTGACCCGCGCCGTCGCCTACAAGAAGCGCGTGGAACTGCAAAACAAGTCTGACATCGAGGCAGGCACGGGCGATCTGAAAAGCGCCCTGTGGAGCGCCATGGCGAAGGAACGGCCCGATCTGTACAAACAGGTATCGGCCTACCTTGATCGCAAGGCACAGGAGGGCAGCGCATGAGTATGTACGCCCTGCAGGTTATGACCGGGATGGAAGCCGAAATCACGCAGAAGCTGCGCGGCAAGGGCGTGGACGCCAGATGCCCGCAGGAGCGGCGGATGATTCGGCGCGGTGGCAAATGGCAGGAACAGCTTTACACGCTGTTCCCCAGCTATATCTTTGTAAGCACGCCGGATGTGTACCGTGTCTATTATGCGGTGCGCGATGAAGACGGTGTGCTGCACTGGCTGGGAGCCACCAAAGGCACGCCGGAGGCACTGAGCGCCCGCGAGGAAGCCAACATCCTCTGGCTGGCCGGAGATGGCCCACTGCCGCCCAGCGAGGCGGAGGTGCAGGCGGACGGCACTCTGGATTTTACCAGCGGGCCGCTGGCGCACTTGAGGGATTTGCTGGAAAAAGTGAACCGCCATGACCGCCGCGTCACGGTGCGCGTGCCTGTCGGCGGCGAGGATAAAACCATAACCCTTAGTTACCGTTTAAACGGCAGACAGGAAACTGCAAGTAATGCTGCGGCTGGTACGCCCCGCAGCGTGAACACAGCGGACATATTTTAGAGGATTCCGACTTGCATCAAGGCGGAAATGGCGAAGCCTGCCCCTAAAATATAGCCCGCAATTCTGCACCACGCCATAACACTGTTTAAACACGCGAGAGCGCCGTTCAAAAACGTTTAAACGCGGTGGGTGGCAAAACTGCCCGCAGAATAAGAGAACCACGCACAGCGCCGTTTCTGGGGCTGTTTTGGGTGTCGAGAAATCGGCGCCCTATTTTTATCGAGAAAGGAGCCGCCGATGCGAACAAAAAACGGCAGTGTCCGGGAGTTGATTGCCGGAATCCGGCAGGCCACCGAGCAGGAAGCGTACAATCCCGCCGAGGATTTAAAGACCCTTCAAACGCAGTATAAACGGCTGGGCAAGAAGGACTTCGGCCTTATGCTGGATGCAATGGTTGAAAAATACGCTACCGGGGAATATGCAGTCATCCATGCTGCATTGGTCGAAAAAGCCCGCAACGGTGATATTGAAGCAATCAAGATGTACCGTGAGATGCAGTCGAGCGGCGGCAGCGATGAGGTGGTGATCGTGGATGACGTCGAATAAAAAGCGTATACGGCTGTCGGAGATCATCGGCCCCGCCTTCTATGAGACGCACAAGCTGATCGACATGGGCGTTATCGACGAAGCGGTTGAAGCGGGCGGACGCGCCAGCTTGAAAAGTTCCTATGTCGGCACGGAGTTGGTGCTGCAGCTTTTGAAGCACCCGGATTGCCATGCGCTTGTGACCCGACAGGTCGGTGACACAATGCGTGACAGCGTGTATGCGCAAATCCTGTGGGCCATCGACAAGCTGGGGCTTACCGCAAAATTCAAATGCACACAAAGCCCGCTGCAGTGTACCTACACACCCACCGGGCAGCGCATTTTGTTCCGTGGACTGGATGATCCGCAGAAAATCAAATCCATCAAGCTGCCGTTCGGGTA